ACATCACATAGTTCGCTTCTACCTGTTCCTCACTAAGGAAAGATTGATCACTTTGATCAATATAACCCCACACCAATCTCGCTGCACAAGTAGAACACGTACCCGCGCGACACGAATACGGAAGATCGAGTCCTTCTTCTTCCGCAGCGTCTAGAATATACGTATCACTGTCACATTCAAACGTTTCATCACCACCGGGTGTAATCAAGGTAACTTTATAGTTCGCACGAACGGCGACACGAGACTTTTTCTTGATTAGACGAGTTCGTGGTACAATGGGAGACTTAATATGACAAGTGGCAAGGGTGGACATGGTATTTGACCATGGAGTTTCAGTTTTAAATAACATTAAACGTGTTTTTAAAATTGAATTACAAACTATATTTTTTTATTAATTAACCAAAACCAACAAATTAGTTGGAGAAGGCGAGGCCACCCATGCCGCTTTGGATGCGGAGGACGTTGTAGTTGACAGCGAACATGTGGAGGTTACCGGCATCGAATGTACCAGTGGTGGATGTCTTGATGGCAACTTGCGCGTTATCGATGCGCGAGAAGTTGCACGTACCGGTAGGTTGGTGCTCTTCGGGCTTGAGCGCGAAAGAGTACGAGTAGATACCGGCGTAAGGCGAACCGGAGTGGTGCTGGAAGGGTTGCACTTGGTTGTAGTACTTACCCGACTGCTCCTTCATACGGTCCTGGCCGTTAAGCACAAGCTTCATCGTGTCGACGGTACCGACATTCTCTTCCGTGAACTTGTTCGCGGCGAGTGTACCACCGGTACCCACCTTAAGGAGAGGGGCACCCGACACGGACGTCGAGATGAACGCGTTGGAATCAGCGATCGCGGTAGGGTCGGACTCGAGGACGACTTCAGTGACGGCAGACCGGTTGGTGAAGTTCCACAGCTTGGTACGGGCAAGTCCGGCGTCGAGGCACCAGACCAACTCCTTGACGGGGTGGTTGTACGAGAGGCGGACTTGCTTGGTGCCACCGTTCACGGTAACGGAGTCAACGCCAGTGTGCTGGACCTGCTCGATCAGGTATTCGTGACCCTTCTGGGCGAATCGCCTTCGCTCTTCTGTGTCCAGGTAGATGTAATTAGCCCACACCTTGAAAGTGGTCCCGTCGGTGTAGACGTTGAACTCATCGGACAGGTCGAAATCCAAACGGACTTCATGGTACTGGAGGGCGATCAGAGGGAGCGCCAAACCGGGGTTGCGGTTGAAGAAGAAGATCAACGGGAGGAACACTTGGGAATCGACCGCGGTGGTCATCTTACCCCAGGTAGCCTTCTTGGACTCGTCCAAGTAAAGCTCGGAGTACAAACGCCACCACTTTTGGTAGTGCTTGTCAATGCGCTGACCACCGATGGAAAGCTCGACATCCTTGATGGCACGTTCAGCCGCCCAGCAGGAATCGGCGGTGCCGTCGTTGGTGGTAGTCGCGATACCGGACTTAGCCTTGAGTTCGACGTACATGTCACCGACGAGGTCACCGTTACGGGCGACAGTCACGGAGACGCGCCCGGAGTTAGAGGCGGTACCGTTAACGGTCTGCTCGATGTTCTCCATGGCGAAGTTAGTGTGGCGGCGGTAGACCGCCTGGAAAAAAGTTACCTTAGGGTTTCCCGTAAGGTAGACGTCTTGGGCGCCGTAAGCGACGAGTTGCATGAGACCACCGGCCATTTTGAGTTGTTGTACTATATACAGAGAAAATAATTTCGAGTAAAGTGCGAAATTTCGCACGTGATTTTTCCTATATATACCATATATGTCCGAAACTACCATAAATAATCACCCTGAAAACCCCGAGCTCGAATCTGAATCTGAATATGAATCAGAATATGAATCAGATTCCGATGTATCCCCTGAAAATGTCGAAGGGGTCGATCTCACCCAATATGAAGATGATGAAGATGAAGTTGAAATATCTCCTATTGAAGAGATCCTAGCATCCACACTTATGACACCTGAAGGCGATACCATATGCAGTGCACTCGTAAACATGAGTCGACAATTAGAAATTCAGAATAAAATTTTAGTCAAACTTTTGACAATTCTTCAGAAGAATAACACCGCTTAAAAAAACAAACCTACTGTAAAGAAATGCGTGAGACCACTACACACTTCATCGACGAAACACCTAACCAAGATGAGGCGACGAGTGCGATGTGGTCAAACGAAATTCAATCTTATTCACATGACAATGTGATGAAATTCCTTGTACAATTGGAAGATATGTGGAAAATTAACGAACGCGACAACCCATACATATCTCAGCATGTCGGACATACAAACTTTTTCTCACCTAACGAACTTTCAGATGATGGATGGCCAAAATCTATAGATATCACCAACGTCGAAGCAAAGGCGAAGCGTATGAAAGAAAAGATATGTGAACTTTATCATCGCGCTAACGCCCTGAATATGATGGATGTAGAAGATGACACTGATATGAAAATGTCCGTGAGAATAAACCGCCTGATAGATCAAGTCGATGACGCCTGGCAAATTGTATTTCGTAATGCTCGTATTATAGAACGAGTAAACAACCCCACATATGTTCCAATCAATCCCGAAACCGATCCGTCTATTTTTAGAATGTCTACAATTTCCAACGTTGAAGAGTTAAACCCACTTCAACAAGCTATTTTACAAACGTTAAAAGATCTATACGATCGCCGTATTAAAAGATACAAAGGGCAGTGTTGCATTCAAATAAAAACAATTGACGGCGCTGGAACACGAGCGTGGAAACCAATCGAGACTATAAAGGACTATGTATACAGCGTCGCAAAAAAAGAGATTCAGTTCGATTTATGGAAGAATTTAACCGCGCGCGCGCCTGGACATAATGATCTTATTCGTCATCTTGAAAATGCGAAAGATATGCAATTTCAGGAAATAAACAAAGATCGTCATGTTTGGTCTTTTAAGAATGGTATTTTTATGGGTAAAGAATTTGACTCTGAAAAATCTAAAATCGACGAAGAGATTCAAAAAGTAGAACCACACTGGCGTGCGAGTTTCCATACGTACGATTCACATGAATTCAAAAATTTGGATCAAACTGTCGTAAGTTCTAAATATTTTGATCAAGAATTCCCGGATTACAGTAACATCGATTGGAGAGATATTCCAACACCGTATTTCGACTCTGTTCTTGATTATCAAAAATTTAACCGCGTTCACTCATCTGATCCAGATCGTCCTAAGACGTCTGTATACGAGTGGATTTTTGCTATGGGTGGGCGATTATGCTACAATGTTAATGAAATTGATAAATGGCAATGTATACCATTTTTCAAGGGTGTCGCGCGGTCAGGTAAATCTACTTTGATTACAAAGGTGTTTAGAAAGTTTTATTGCACTGAAGATGTCAGAACATTGTCGAATAACGTTGAAAGAAAATTCGGTTTATCAGCGATCATGGATGGTTTTATGTTTATCGCACCAGAGATAAAGGGTGATTTAGCACTCGAACAGGCAGAATTCCAGTCTATAGTGAGTGGTGAGGATGTGTCCATCGCAGTTAAACACGAAAAGGCGCGTTCGTTTGAATGGAATGTACCGGGTATATTGGGTGGAAACGAAGTCCCGAATTGGAACGATACGTCTGGAAGTATTATTAGGCGCGTATTGACAGCCGACTTTACAAAGCAAGTTCGAGATGCCGACCCTACACTTGACTCTAAACTTGAAAGTGAAATCCCCGCCATTTTACAAAAATGCGTTCGTGCATATTTAGAGTTTGCACAGAGTTGGCCAGAAAAAGACATATGGAAAATCGTACCAAGATATTTTGAAAATGTTCAACATCAGATCAGGTCAGCTTGTAGTCCATTAGAGATGTTCCTGGCTGAACCGTGTATAGAATTCAACCCCAATAAAAAATGCCCACTCAAATTCTTCAAGAAAAAATATGCAGAATTCCACGGAGTATTGAACAAGTCACTGAATCAAGATATATGGGCAGGTCCGTTTGGATCGAGGGATGTTAAGGTTTCGAGAATTACCGAGCCCGTTAAATATCAAAGTTGCGACGATACAATGCCGGTAATGGAGCAGAGTGGAACTGAATTCATATTCGGTATCGATATCGTAGACATGTCAGCAAAGCCTGTTATGTCTATCGGAACTGATTAAAATATTTCTATAATATATGGGTTTATTCAACGAGTTTGAAAAAAACAATTCTAATACATCACCGGCTACGTCCCAAAATTTGATACGAAAGGCTCCGTACCTAACCAATCAAGAACGAAATAGATTGCGTTCAAACGCTGTTAGATTAAAACAAAATAACATACAAGCAAGAATAACTAACATTGTTGGTAATAAACTAAAACGCTCTAATCTATCTAGAATGAAAATTTCACCTTTGCAAATGTCAGTATTTAATGGTATTGTAAATACCGACGCCAAAAAGGGTGAGTATAGTGTTGATGTTAAAGATATACTTTACAAGAAACCATTTAAACGAACACCCGTCGCACCTGGTTCTGCGTTAGAAATAGAGGTTGATGCGATTAAATTGCTTTATGGTAGAATGCAAATAGGAGCTAAACATACGTTCACTGTAATTCCCAACGCTAATGCTAGGAATAGGCATCAATATTTTGTTGCACAAATCGATGGCCGTATATTCGAAGACGGTCAAGAAAAAAAGTTTCTGATCAAGATTTATACAAATGGTAAAATGCAAGTTGCGGGGGGTATGATAAATAGCAATGATAAACACCCGGAAATCGTCAGAAAATATATAGTTGACAAGTATGTATCCAAGTATAAGTTTTTATATAATCCCATCAGATATGCTACACTTGTGGGTACGTTCCAAGCGAATGGTGTAATTGATTTAACGGGTGTTGCACGTGCATTTTCTAAATCGGGTAATGTTAATTACGAGCCAGAACTTCGTCCAGCTTTGAAGATGACGCACTATGGTACTAACTTTCAGCTTTTTAGATCCGGGAAGATACAGATTATGGGAGCCAAAACAATGAAATCTTTACAATATGCTTATAATATCGTAGGTTACGATTTGGTAAAATCTCTTCGAGTCATGGGGTTTATGACTGGATTTATTAACATGGTAAATAAAGCACCTGTAAAAGTCCGTCGCGTTAAAAAAGATACCGCAAATACTACAAACGCACCCATATCATATGTTAACAAGAAGAACTCTAAAAATAGTAAAAATGGTATACGTATAGGCCCCCGAAAATGTGCAACTATTGACCGCCCAAAACTTATCTCCGCGGCTGAGAAAATAGGTATAGTAGATATTACGAGGAAAACCACAAAACCACAAATATGCGATAAAATAAAAAATAGAGTTTTCGGTACATTTAAGGTTGACAACATCCCGTGTAAGGCTTATACGAAAGAAAAGCTACTACCCATAGCCGTAGCTAAAGGTATAAATGTAACAGATTCTGACACTGTTGACACTTTATGTGAAAAACTAAAAATCCCTACTCAAATTAAAACAACTAATAAAGAAAAACGTTCCATCGAAGCAGTTAAAAAGAAATTAAAAAACAAAAACGAAACGTTAAAGAAACGTGTGAATAAGAGACGTATATCTAACGATGCTATCAAGAAAGATTTAGAAATGCAGTATGGTAAGAAATGGTTGACGAAATACAAGGATGTGATGCCGTCACTAAACTCGGATGCCCGTGAAGTGAGGAATCGAATAAATGCACTTTCAAATAAAAATAAAAATAAAGCGGGAATTCCATTCAAGGGGGTTGTAGATAAAATAAAGCGCGACGCGGTTCGCAGTTGGAAATTCAACAG